CTTATTTTCATTCCTATGTCCAATTCTTTATTGGAAATCAATTTTGTTGAACATGAAAATCCTTTTTATCAATTAGGAAAAGTATTCACATACAAATTAACCGTAGAAAACTTCACATATAGTCATGAAAACTTTGATACAGGTCAAGCATCTATTGACAGAATTAATAGTGATTTCTCATACTCAGAAACTATGGATGAAGCGGATAATAAAGAAATTCAGGAAGAATCTGATTTAATTGTGATAGAAACTGAAAACCCCAAAGATGATTTTGAAAATAATAAAGATGCGTTCCCGTTTGGAGAATTTTAAATGAAAACTCCATTTTATCATAACACAATAAGAAAGATTGTTATAGTTTTTGGTACATTATTTAATGAATTATCAATTAATCGTGAAGATCGTAATGGAATATATCAAGAAATTCCAGTTCCTATTTCCTATATGACTAAAGAAAAATTCATTGCAAGAATTAATAACATTCAGCAACCTGGGGATGAAAAAATAACGATTGAAGAAACCTTACCTAAAATGTCTTATGAAATGACAGGTATGCGTTATGATAGTGCAAGAAAAGAAAATACTGTTCAGAAAATGCGTTCAAAAGAAAATGATGATTTATTCATGTTTCAAAGAGTGCCATATAATATAGAATTTACACTGAATATTGCCACACGTAAAATTGATGATAGTTTAAGGATTGTTGAACAAATTGTCCCCTATTTTACACCCGAACTTACATTAAAAATAATTGATATGGAACCATTGGATATCAATACAAATATACCAATTACATTGAGTGATACTAATTATGAAATTGATAGTCAAGGTGTATTTGATGATAGACGAACAATATTTTGGTCATTGACATTTTCTGCACAAGCGTATTTATATGCTAATTATCGAGACAATTCAATTATTAGAAAGGCAAATGTTAATATGAGAGATTTAGAAAGTAGTGCATTTTATGAGCGTGTAATTGCTGAATTAGATCCAATTAATGCCAATAGTAGTGATGATTATGATATTAAAGTAACTATTGATAATGATGAAGAAAATTATGTGCCTAATAAAACAGGTGAAAATACGGAGATTGATATACAATGAAAAATAAAATAGATGATTTTTTTGATATTGCCGAAATTGAAGATGAAAACAAAGAAATTGATGTAATTGAAGTTGAACCAATTATTCATCATCCAAGTATTAAAGAAAATGCATTAGATGATTATAATGCAACCCGTGAATCAATGAAAATAATGATTACTAAGGGTACGAATATGATTGATGATTTAATTAAAGTTACCAAAGAATCAGAAAGTCCAAGATCATATGAAGTATTATCTGGATACATGAAAACATTAACTGATATGAATAAAGCATTAATGGAAATTCATAAAGATACGAAAGAGATTACAGAGGAAAAAGAGCAAAAACAACATCAAGAAAATAATAGTTATGTGTATGTAGGTTCAACCGAAGATTTACAAAAAGAAATGGAGAATGATCAATGAGTGAAGGTTCTGAGGGATTTTAAATGCCCCAAATAAATAATTTTTATAATGGTAATCCAAAACTAAAAAAAGCTGGAATTAATCAACCATATACAAAAGAACTTAAAGCGGAATATAGAAAATGTCGTGATGATATTATATATTTTACAAAGAAGTATTGTAAAATTGTGTCTTTGGATGAAGGATTAGTTAATTTTGAATTAAGAGATTATCAAGAAAGATTATTGAATGATTATTCAAATAATAGATTTAATATTGTCTTAACATCAAGACAAACGGGTAAAACTATTACAACATCTGCATTTTTGGTACATTACTTAGTATTCAATGGTTACAAATCCGTGGCATTAGTTGCCAATAAAGCAAAAACTGCCCGTGAAATTTTACATAGAATGAAAAGGATGTATGAAGGTTTACCATTTTTCTTACAACCTGGGGTTGTCGAATGGAATAAATCAAGTGTTGAATTAGGTAATGGGTCAACTGTTGTGGCAGGTTCTACAACATCTGATACTATTCGTGGTTTCTCATTCAATATGGTTATGGTCGATGAAGCTGGGTTCATTGATGGATTTGAAGATTTTTATACATCAACATATCCAGTTGTATCTTCTTGTAAAGAATCAAAAATTATATTAATTTCAACACCAAATGGAATTAACCTTTTCTATAAGTTATGGAAAGAGGCAAAATTAGGTCATAATACATTTCATCCATCGAGGGTCGATTGGTGGGAAGTTCCACATTATGATGAAGCATGGAAAGAAGAAACTATTAAAAATATTGGTCAAAAAAGATTTGATCAGGAATATGGTAATAAGTTTTATGGTTCAAGTGGTACATTAATTGATGGTAATAAACTTGAATTACTTACATGGGTCGATCCATTAAATTTAGATGATGATGATGAAAATTATAATGAATATAATGAACCAGAAAAAGGACACAATTATGTTATAACCGTTGATCCATCCGAAGGTGTTGGTATAGATTCTAGTATATGTAATGTTATGGATGTTACAGAATTTCCATATAAACAAGTTGCTGTATATAAAAATAATACAGTGCCAGTTTTATTATTACCTGAAATTGTTATGCAATTGGCACATAAATTCAATATGGCATATGTATTAGTAGAGACTAATAGTATTGGAGCACAAGTCGGATCAACTATTTATTATGACTATGAATACGATAATATTATTACATCTGCTATTAGATATGGTGATAATGAATTGGGCGTGTCTGGTAAAAATTTAGATTTTGGTTTAAGAATGACAAAAAAATCTAAATTGATAGGGTGTTCAAACTTAAAACAATTGATTGAAAGCGATAAATTAGAAATTCAAGATTTTGATACAATTGAAGAACTTAATACATTTTCAAAAAAAGGAAAGAGTTATGAGGCAGAAGAAAATAAGCACGATGATATAGTAATGGCATTGGTATCATTTGCATGGTTGACAACACAAGATTATTATTCTGATTTGTTTAATGTTGATGTAAAACGAGAAGTATTGAATAAAATGAAGGGAGATTTGAATATGCCAATGAACGTGGGGTTCATGCCCGATCATAATCCGGAATTATCAACCGATACATATGTTCCTGATTATGGTATCAATAATCCAAGAAATTCACAAAATGAATTAAATATACCATTTGATCAATGGTGAGTTAAAAACGAAAAAATACTAAATAGATAAAAGATAAATAATATTTAATTGAATAGGAAGGAGAATACTAATGGGATTTCAATTATCTCCAGGTGTTAATGTTAGTGAAGTTGATTTAACAGGATTTGTACCTGCCGTTGGAACAAGTGGTGGTGCTTTTGTGGGTCAATTTGAGTGGGGTCCGGTATTGGATTACACTACACTAGAAAATAAGAAATTATTACAAAAGTGGTTTGGTAAACCAAATGACGTAAATTACCGTGATTGGTTTTCATGCTCAAACTTTTTAGATTATTCACATAATCTAAATATTGTTCGTGTTGTTGATGATACTGTTTCTTTAAACTCTGATGTGGTTGGAACAGGAATTTTAATTAAAAATGCAACACATTATACCGAAGTTTATGGTACTCCACTTGGGGATGCTTCATTTATGGCATCAAAATATCCAGGTGAAAAAGGTGATACAATACGCATATTAATTATTGATAATAATACATATGATGAAGTTGCTGTGGATTATGGTGATGTTTTACCAAATAAACCAGAAACAAGTGAGTATGTTAAAAATGTTGGTGGTGAAAATGATGAAGTACATATTTTAGTTTTAGATACATTGGGTAATTTTACTGGTGTTCCTGGGGCAGTTCTTGAAACTTATGAATTCTTATCAAAAGCTAGTGATGCTGTTGATTTAGACGGTAAACCAATTTTTTACGGTAGTGTTTTAAATAAAGAATCAGAATATATATGGTTTTTAGAAGTTCCAGATAGTGCAGATCTTGCCGTTGGCGGATCAATTCAATCAATCACTCTTGTTGATGGTGGTGATGGTTATACTGTTGCTCCCGTAGTTACTATTACTGGTGATGGTACTGATGCTACTGCAACTGCTGTTTTAGCAAGTACAGGTGAAGTTTGGGATGATGTTATCATTACTGCTAATGATCGATATGCAATTGCTCCAACAATTACTGTAAATGGTGATGGTGTTGGTGCTCTTGCAACTGCTGTTTTAACAAGTGATGGTGAACTTGATTCAATTACACTTTCAAATGGTGGATCAGGATATAACGTTGGTGATACGATTGCTGTAACAGGTGATGGTGTTGGTGCTACTGCTGAGGTTGGTTCTGAAACTGCTAATGTAATTGATACAATCATAGTTACAAATGCAGGGTCAGGTTATACAACTATTACAATCGATCCGGATACTACTTCTGGTGGTGGATCAGGTGGTGTTGCTACTGGTAATCTTACATTTGAAATTGATGTTGTAAATATCACAAATGGTGGATTAGGATATACAAGTGCT